ATGATGTTGGCATCAAGCGATGACTCAAGTTCCGCATAGCCGGCGTACTGTGGCATGGTGTCCCCTTATGCGAACACGGGGGGGCAGGAATCGAAACTCCTGCCCCCCCATGACTGTGGCTAGCGAACGTCAGGCCGTGACATTGACCACCAGCACGCCGGACACCGGGGCAACCAGTTCCGAGGTGCTGTTGTCGATCACGCGGCCTTCGATGCGACGATCACGCGGATCATCCCAGTTCTCAACCGTCATGTCCTCAAAGGCGAAAATCTGACAGGTGGAGAACGAGGTGGAACCTTCCACGCCCACCAGGCCACCCGGACGGCTCACGAACACGGCCGAGTTGCCGTAGACGAAGGAGCGGGTGGTGCTGGCCGCACCCTTGCGGGTGGTGACTTTCACGCTGTCATCGACCACGACCTGCACGCCGAACAGGTTGGGCGGGAGGCCGTACTTGGCGAACACATCGTTACCCTGGAGGAAGGGCAGAGCAGCCGGGTAGTTCTTGACGTAGTCACGAACTTCGGTGGTCTGCGAGAGCAGATTGGCAATCGTGGGCGAGATCACCATCATGATGTCAGTCTCGCCACGCACCGCGCCGCCCGTGGCGAGCGAGATGCGCTGGAGAGCAACCTGAATGCCCTTCTGAATCACGTTGGTGCTGGAGGTAGTCCACGGACCGCCCGAAATCGCCGTTCCGTCGTCGTACTTATTACCCACATTGTTGAACGCCGTCTGGGCTGCTGAACCCGTGAGGGCGGTCGCGGTACGCATGGAGCGAGCCGTCATGGCGAGCTGCGCCTTGGCGCGAGCGTGCTGGGCAACAACGTCCCACGCGGCCTGCTTCACGGTCTCGTTCGGGATGTAGAACGGGTATGCGTAGCGGGCAGCGGTGAACGACACGAAGTCGTGCTGGTTCATCTTGCCGACCGGGCGGTCGTTGCCCAGGGGCCAAGCGAACTCGTTCACATCAGTCACGCGGACGTTGTCGTCCGAGTCAAGACGGAGGTAGTAGCCCGTCATCTGCTGGGTGGGAACGATCTGCGCGTACTTCGTGATGGGAAAGGTGTTCACCGCACGGGTGAATTCAACCTGGAGAGCGCCCGTTGCGAGGGCATTGGTGGAGGGGACGAACGTATTCAGTCCGCCACCGACTGCGACATAACTCATGGTAAGACCTCCTTAGGGTCAGGGATCAGATCGCCTTGGTGGCGGGAAGACGGTAAGCCCAGAAGATCGCGCCAACCGACGCGTCCTCAAGAGCAACGAACAGGGGAACATCGCCGCTCGTGGACGTACCAACGGCTGCGCCGGCGGTCGTTGCCTTGAGAGCAAGACCAGCGGTGATGGCCGTGGAGCCGTTGCACTTGAGCTGCACGCAGTTGGACGGCTGGAGGCTGATCGGGTCGCCCGAAGCCGCGTGGAGCGCGGAGTCGAAACGCTTGGTCGAACCGTCAGCAGCGCCGACAACGTAGTCAGCAGCAGCGGTAGAAGCCGCGCCCGTGAATGCCGTGGTGGACATCTTCACGATGGCGTAGGGGTTGATGTCGCCGCCTGCGATGAGATTGGGGGAGAACTGAAGCATTTCTGTAGTGTCCTTCTGCGATTAACGCTTGATGCGGGAGTTGATGGCCTTGGCGAACTCTTCCGGCTTGCCGGCGAATTCCTTGACCAACGAGGAGATGTCGCCACCGCTGACGGTCTTGGGCATGGCCGCACGGCTCATGTCGATCTTCGCGCCGATGGGGTCACGGGAGAACAGGGAACGCCACGACTCAAGCAGGGCGACCGGGTCGCTGCTGGCCTGGAGCTGGGTCATCAGGTTGTCGCGCTGCGACTCGGGGATGCGGTAGCCGTCCTGCTCAAGGATGTCGATCTCGCGGGAGAACTTCTCCCGGCGGATCTCGGCCTCAAGGCGCTCCATGCGGGACTTCAGGCGGGCGTTCTCCGAACGCAGCGAGTAGGTCGAACGGGCAGCGACCACGGGCATGGCCTCTTCCTCTTCGATGTCCACCGAATCCGGCGCACCCTCGTGCGAACCGATGTCGATGTGAACGCCGTCCTCGGCGTTCTTGGACTTGTATTCCATGTCCGTCATGGTCTCGGCGGACATCTCGTCCTTCTCTTCCTTGGACTCGTCCTCACCGAACTTCTTCTTCATCATGTCAGCGAGTTCGCCGATGGCGCACTTCATCGCCTCAAGCTCTTCGCGGTAATCGTTGGATGCCATTGAGGCTTCCTCCTTGGTGGTCGCCGGGACAAAGGTGTTGAGTCCGCCTCCGACCCCGGCGAGGTCGAAGTTTGACTTGGAACAAGTGATCTTCTTTCCCTCGCGGGCGAAGTGGGTATCGGGCAACGGCCGGCGCGGGGTCTCGCGGCCCAGCAGGGCCACTTCCGACAGGTGGTTCGATTCAGCCCAAATCTCTGCCGACCGACGCGGGAATGCGTTGGTTGCAATAAGGCTGTCGAAGATGGGCTTGTTCACCTCCATGTCTCCCACAATGTAACCGATGCCATTGCGTTCTTCGTAATTGATCGAAGGAATTCTGCCCACGGCGCTCTTCGGCTCGTCCCCGTTCTTCTCGTGCATGACCACGACCTGGGGGAAGGAGCCACGCGCCATGTGGGCGCGGGTGGCGCGGACGATGGACTTCAGGCGCTCGTTGTTGAACCGCTTCAGCTCCGGGTCGGCCTCGCCATCGTCGATGGCCGGGTCGAACGCCATGAACAACTCCACGCGCTCAATCTTGATCTTCTCGCCGTCGTCCTTCACGCTGTGCGATGCCTTGCTATTCACGGTCTTGTCCTCCTTGCGGTCAAGTTCCTTGCTCTTGCGGTCGGCCCACGCCTTGCCGGCATCGCCACCCCACAGAAGCCACGCGATATACCCGGAAGAATCCTTGCCCCAGCCCTCGCCCTCCTTGTCCACCTCGTGGCGGGCGAAGAAGGACACCATGCGGCGCACCGTGTCCGGGGACAGGTTCTTGCGGTTCTTGATGTCTCGCGCTCGAGCCACGCCTACCTCCGTGCCGCCGCGGCCGTTCTTCTCGCGCAGCGCCAGCCCACGCTCGGCGTTGGCGGCCATCTCATCGGTTGGCTTCAGGTCGATGTCGCTCATTTCAGGTAAGAAGAGCAGAAACGATGCGCGTGGAAATCGCCTGATATCCGGCAGCGATCAAGTGCTGATTGCCGCCGCTGTCATACCAGGTGACACCGGACCCCTGCCCGGTGTTAATGTCGTTGTATGTGACGATTGCCGTCAGATCCACGATGGTGTATGCGCCATTTGCCCTTGCAAGTGCAATAGATGATGCGCGTTCGGTTGTGAGCGTGTCCGACGCCGCAGTCTGATGACTGACCCACCCGAGGAACGCCAAATCCTGCGGAGGGTATCCAAGTGCAGCCCATTGCGTTGCACAGGTTGCAAAGAAGCTTGCCGCACTCGTACCCCAAGGATTCGTTCCCGCGTTTACGCCGCCCTGAATCGCAACAATCACCCTGCCGGAACCGCCGCAGGAAATTTGGCGCTGGCGCGCTTCCTTCAGATATTGGCTGATGATTGTCGCGGCCTGCGAGATATTGCTCGCAATGGTGTCCATTGATGCACCACCGTGGTGCGAGATGGAGGTGACCGAATATCCCTTCGTTGAAGTTCTTGACAGCGATTGCAGCGCAATCGCCATTGGCCCGGTCAGCCGCGAACTGTTGACGTTGTTCGACGCATAGAAGAACGCATATTTCGATCCAGTCCTCGCGGAATTTGCGGACACGGAAAGCGTTGAAGAAACCCAGTCATAGCTTGCCTGATTGCAGGAAATCGACTGGGTTGTGAGCGTGGTGAACGGGGCAACATCCAGCCGAGAGGACAGCCGAAGCGTTCCCATGCTCGGTCCCTTGCCATGAACAACCCGGTACTGCAACGCGCTGCCGACCCACGGCAGAACACCAGTTCCCTCGTAGGCGTAGATGCCGCCGAGCGTATCGCTCCAATCCGTGCTTCCGGCCCACCATCCGTAGTCAAAAGAACAGGTATTTGGCTGAAGCGTTCCGGTTCCCCTGGTCATCGCGGAGGTGAGGTTTGCAGGGCCGGAAGCCTTGCCGCTCACGAGCGTGTTGCCGAGCGCACCGACACCAGCCGCATTCTGAACCGTTCCATTCTGGTCAATGTACGAGAAAACGGCTTCGTTCTGATTGACACCGTAATAGAGCGCAGAACCCCACGAGATGCACGGAAGGATCGGAGTTCCGTATTCCAGCGCGCTGACGTTGGTCTGCATGGCGTAGTTGATGCCATCGCACCAGCCCCATCCGCTGAAGTTAGTGTTGCTGTCTCCGGCGATCAGGATGTCAACGCTGTTAATGCCAGCCTTCACATCGCGCAGGAAACTGCCAACCGTGCTGGAACCGTATACCCCAGTTCCGAGCGGTCTGTCAGAAACATTGTAGATCGGTCGTGTCCTGATAGCACGCATTGCGGTTCTTTCTTCAGAGGCTCGACCAAAGAACGCCCATCGTGTAAGTCCCGCTCGGCACGATGAATTGCGCGGTCACAATCTGACAACCGCACGCATCAACAATTGCAGATCCGATTTCCTCAGATGCGGCAGACAGGCTTCCCGGCGAGAAGGTCAACGCAGTTGGCTGTCCAGCATTCTGCGTGATGGTCGCAAATGCGTTGTAAGTGTTTCCATCGGGGGCAAAGGTAGGAATAGTCCCGGTCGAGAGCGTAGATTGGAATGACGCAAGCACGGTCGGAACGTACAGGAAGTTGCTCGTACCGGACTGCCAATACTTGCGGTATCCCGTGATTCGGAAACCGCACGTGCCGCTCGTCAGGCTCGTTGCAACGAACGGGGTCACGTGAATCAGGTTCGGAGCCGGATTGCCGCCGTCCACACCGTTGCCCGAATACAACACGTTCACACTCGGCGCGGTGGTCGTGCCAGTCAACGCCGTGTACGTGGTCGCCGTCACGTTTGCCTGCGTGACGATGTTGTTGTTGATCTGTGCGGTGTTCGTGATGGGCATCAGAGTTCTCCTCGGCGCTTCATGTCGAGCGCAATGGCAACCGCCTGGTCCTGCGGCTTGCCTTCCTTGATGAGTGTTCGGATCTTGTCGCTGACGGCCTTGTCGGCCTTCTCCATGAGCTTGAGGCCGGCCTTGTCCTGCTCGGTCTCGCCAGCGTCATCCTTTCCGTAGGCCAGCGGCTTGCTGTCCACGGTGCAGTTCTTGACCTTTGGTTCTGACAAATTGAACTTAAGTTCTTCCGTGTCTTCCACGAATCCGGGAAGCTCGGCTGGACCGGATGGCCTCTTGGTGCGCTTTCGCGCACGCTCTTCGGCCTGCCGTGCCTTTACCCTACTTTCAACATCAGATCGACGAGTTGAAGGCTTTGGGGCGGTTGGCTTCTTCTTTGCGCCACCGCCGCCAGCCTTTCCACCTTCCTTGCCGCAAGTGTTACCCGGCTTAAACCCGCCCGATCCACTTCCGCAACCGTCGGCAAATTCGGTCTTTCCACCCAGGCGCGAGAACGATCCCGACTTCATGAGCTTTGATGCGGTGCTGCGAATCATTTCCCCCTTTTGGTTCAATGGCGCAAGCTTGCGAAGTAGGTCTTGAGCCTTGGCTACTTCTGCGCGCAGCTCTTCAGTAGTCTTGATTCGTCCCTTGTATTGACCAAGTTGACTTGCCTCAACGGCAAGATCGTTGATTTTATCTGCCAACCAATAGGCTTCAACCTTCAAAGCCTTGAATTGGTTTCCCTTTTCATTCTTTCGGTTGTCGTCTGCGGCATACCGAAGG